GGGAATGTTTGGTGTGTGTATATTGGTGTTGTGTCCCATTGTGAAACGGGAATATTACTAACATAAGATTTTAATATCCTTGATACATCAATTACACCCAAGTCAAATGGGTTTGGTGTGGCTTTACCTTGAAAGATTAGATTTCCTTCAGCATAGATATCATAAACATATCTAAACTTGAAATGGTTTGTATCTGCTGATACTGTAAAGAATAATCCATCTGTATAAACAGGTGAAAACTTTGGTGGGGTATGTGTATAGTTAATCATTTTTGTTTCTTAATTTATCTATAATTTGTTGAACTTGAAAATAGATATAGGCACTTACCTCTTCTCCATATGATTCAATTATTTGTGGTAATGATTCGTTTAATCCTTTCATTATAAAATCGTTTCCACCATAACCATATATTCCTATTGAGCGTCTAACCAAAAAGACCAAAGATTTTCTTGATATAAACCTACCCTTGGCATCTCTTATCCCTTGAATTGTTGCCTTCTGTCTTACCCACTTATCTATTGGTCCTATTGGTGGATATCTGCCAGGTCTTCTACCATCATTAACAAATTGTCCTTCAATCGGCATTTCCAAAACAAGTTCAGGAAAACCTGTCTGTGTATTTTCAACAACAACAACTTTAATGTTCCTGTATAAATTACCAGACGCATAAGGTCTTGATTGAACATTTGTTTTCTTTGGTGCTCCTGGTTTTCCTTGACCCCCATATGTTGTTGGTCTTCTTGGAATATTCAGTTGCTCCTTAAATGAGTTAGTTAATAAATCAGCAACCTCACCTAATATCTTAAAGTCCATATTAGATACAAACTGGTGTTGGACTCGGTGATGGTGTCGGGTATTGTTCGCACGCATTCATATCTTCCATAACCGTTATAACTAAATCTAATGATACACCACCGATATGGTCGTTGAACCTTTCAAGAAATGGTGTAGCACTTGTTGGCAATTGAACATCAGCAACATCATTAAATAATGAACCTCTGTATATTTGTGATAATAGATTTCTTGCTTCCAACGACATATCAGAAACAACATCTACTTCATTTGATAAATCTGTATTCACTATATCACCAAAGATTATATTCAACTGGTATTGAGTTGTGTTTTCAGAGTAAGCAATATTCATTGGGGTTACAAACATATATGGATATGTTGCCGTCCCACCAGTTAATGTCTGTGAAAAATAAACAACATCGCCGTGACCAAATGATTTTAATCTTGGTGATGCTTGTTGAACTGATTCCATAAAATCAATAATCTTATGGTAGGTAATATATTGTGGTGTATAGTTTTGGTAATTCATCTTGTATAAATAACAATTGTTTTATTTCATCTGACTTTTCTTTTCCATCTTCCTTATTTCTTCTTTCTGTCTATCAGCCTGTTCTTTCATTAACGATGCTGTGTTTAAACATAAATATAGATTTGTGTTTTCTACTTCGCTAAACTTTGTAACATCTTCTTTTGCGAGTTGGTAAGTGAGGGTAAAATAAAATCTAGAGGAAGAACCTTTTGTATCATCTTCGGCATCATCTTCCAACCCTTTATTATCATTTGATGACTCTTCATCTTCAACTCCAAAGAATTCTTTATAGAGTTTATAAATATGGTTACGATTTCCAAAAAAAAAACCGATGCTCCCAACCAAATTGATACTGGCACCAATTCCATTATCGTTGCTCGTTCTTCAATCTCTTCTGATTTGTATGGAGCAATCTTATATTTTAATGGGTTCTTCTTATCCCTTGATATTACAGGTCTATAAAGGATTGCCATTATCTTATGTAGGTTATCATATATTTTATCATCAGCACAATATACCTCAAAATCTACCCACGCTCCCCAAGCCAACTTGGACCAATCGTTCTCCAATCCATATTCAATTCCATCGTGCTCAAAAGTCATCACCAACTTTGAACCATCAGGTAATACCAACTTATCCGATATGAATAATTCTAACAAATCAATTTGGTCTTTGCTTAAGTTCTTTAATTCGTGAACCGTCATATTGGTAAATAAACTAATCAGTTGGAGTGGGTTCTTATACTTCACTTGATTTAAGTTTATCTGTCTATACATTCCAATGTTTATTTCATTTGGAACTTTAACCACTTCATTATCTACAATTAACTCTATCATACTATTGTAATCTTTCCTGACTTTTTATTTATTGTGCTTTCTAATACATACCTGATACTATCTATCGTATGGTTGTTATCATCTTCTGGTGTGTCCAATAAGTTTCCATCTTTATCTTCCTTGAACCTGTAAGAACCAAACTCTTGTAAGATGTTCTTTGATGTCTGTTCAATAAAGATATGATGTCTTCTAATCAAATCTATACCGTGTAATATACTTTTCTTATTTACTGGTTTGGCGTTCCATCTATTTCGTTTAAGTTCCTCTATGTTTTGGGGTGAAGCACTATCACACCATATCACATCTGTCTTATCAATTTTAAGACCTTCTAAACGATGAACTATATCTGGCATAGTCATACCCCTAACGAACAATAGTTCTTTGATGTAGAGGGTGTCTTCGTCCTTGTAGACCTCAACAAATGCTGTGGGTGAATTATAACCAAAGTCCATTCCTCTACCAAGTAGTTTTAATCCTTGAGGTATATGTTCTATTGTGTTGTATTTGGTAAAGACCATTTGTGTGGCAATACCTCGTTCACCCAAGTTATAGATACGATAAAGATTTTCATCTTTGTCTTTGAGTGATTCAAGTTCTTTAATGATACTATCTTCTATAAATGGATTATCCCTCCAAGTTGTCTTAAAGTAATAACAATCCTCCCTGTTATCTAAATCATAAACCCACGATGATAACTCTGATGGGTTTAAGTCACAGATGACTTTGTCTGTGGTCCTAAAGATTAACTGGTTCCAATCTTCAATTCGTAATTCGTTCGCCTCATTACAATACAGGTAATCCCTTTTACTACCTCTTAACTTTTGTGGTTCATCAACACTTATCCAATTTATAATATTTGTTCCAAGTTCATAATACCCCTCTTGTTTGTGCCATTTGTTGGGGTCGTATTGACCGAACATTTCCAACACAACCATCAAGTCCTTCAATACAGAATTCTTAAGTGCTGGTAATGTTTTCCTGACGATGGTTAGAGTTTTGTTATTCTCTTGGAGTAACTTACTAATCCAATAGATTAAGATGTTAAAGGTCTTGCCTGACCTTGAACCACCAACAGCAACAACAATTCGTTTTCCAAGTTCATCTGATTTTATTAACTCTTCAAATACTATTGTTGTTTTAATGTTCATCTACCTTGTCCTCTGTATTTGTTTGTAAGTGGTGTTCTTTTATTCACCCTCTTTTTATGAACTCCTTTTTTCTTTTTACCAAAAGAACTTCTACCTGTTTTTAATGTTTTAGTTTTCGCCATTATCTTTTGGTTTTACAATTTCAATAGTGATTTGTTTATCATCACCAATCTTATCACCTTGAGTTGTAACATCAACCTTTGTTGATTCACTCCAATGTTTAGGAAACTTATTACGAACAATTAACGACCACAATCTTGAATTGAATTGTGCTCCACCATTTGAGGACATTGAAGAGTATGCCATATTGAACCAATACTGCTCACAATATTTTTCATACTCACCCACGGCGTATGAGTATTCCTTATTTCTTTCTAACATTCTGTAATGAGCATCTGTGCTAATACCTAATATGATTAAAAAATCTGTTATATGACGACCTTGTCTTCCTGAATCAATTATAATTTGTCTCCAACCTTCAGGTAATCTTGTTTCTACTTTTGGTCTTCCACGACCTCTTTTATTTTCTTCCATTATTTTCTATTGTATTTTACATTGAATAGTTCAATGCCTTCTTTTATTTTGCTTATCGCGTCATCAATACTTGGAACACTTGATGATGCCGGATATAGAGTTGAATAGGCACCAATAATTTCTACCCTATCAACATTGGAAAACTCGTGTGTTGTATTTGGAACTATCACTCGGTCATATACATCTTTCGCATATTGGATATGGTCCGGTGAGTTTAAGTTATTCATTATTTGTTTCTTTCCTTTACAATTACAGCCTGCCATTTTTTAATTCTTCTTCTACTTCTTTTATTGTTTTTTCTATATCGGTCAGGGCTTGAACTAATTCAAACTCTTCTTGTTGTTCGTATGTTAATATATCAACTGCTATAATGAATTTCAATTCGTTTAATCCTTGAAATCCATTTTCATCTTTATAGATTTTTATTATTTCAGCACAGACATCATATTTTTCTTCATCTGATAACTTGAAATAATTGTTAAGTTTTTGTTTTAGTTCCATTTAATCAAAGTTTAATAAATAAAAAACCCTCATAAAATATAAATATAAGGGTTTTTAATTGATATGTAAATTGGTAGTTTATTATAAATATAAAAACCCCTACGGGAGCAGTGTAGGGGCTTTCAAGACAAACAAAACATACAGAATATTTTTCAGCTAATCTGTAAATAAATATATGTAATTTATTTTATAATATCAAGTTTTATTTATCTCCCCTATAAACAACTTTAACCCTTGAGTTAAGTAATCATATCACTTGGTATAGTTCGTTGAACCAGTGTCTTTATTTATACCTCAAATCAAAAAATTATATTGATATGTCTTTGTATAGTTTTAGAAACTTTAATGGGTCAATCGTATCTAAAGTTGTATAACTAATTTTATTATCTTTCAATACCTTCATAAAATTATCATCTTGCCTTGTATGATTATAATACATTTGATATAATCTAACTCTTGTAATATCATCAACATTAAAATGTTTGTTGAACTTATCCCAAGATGTCTTACTAAATCTAACACAGATTTTATTATTCATCACAATAGTTTCTTGGTTCTTTTTTAATTGAACCAAATTGTATTTGTTGTATTGAACAAACTCATAATCATAAACTCTGTTGATTGTCTTTGGGTATTTGAGTTTGCCCATATACTTTGAAAATGCTGATGTAAAAGATAATTGAATATCAACCACATTATACTTGTTTAAGTATTCGTCAATTTCAGTATCTGTCTCCGCTCGTTCAAGAAATTCAGCAAACATTTCTTGTGCTGGTAATTTTGTATTACACTTTGAAAGAATATATCTTTCTAATTCTGTTAAGGATACTTTGTCCTGTTCGTAAAATGCTTCCATCATAGTTATCTTTTTAAGTTTTGTAGTCGTTCTATTTCTTTAACTCCTTCATCAAAGTTAGTCATTATTTCTTCAATAGACAAATTTAATTTCTTACTTGGTTCGGTAGGTATTTCTTTTAGTTGAAACTTACCACCCAAGTATCTACTTTGGAATTGAAATAAATCATTCCAAAATCCTTCGTTGAGGAATTTATTTATATTCTTTATAAAATTTCCCTTACCATTTTTCATATGGAACTCAACATAGATAGGTGTAAATTGAAGACATATCTGTTTATCCCTGCTACTCATAGTATCCCACAAAATAAGTTCATTATGTGTAATACTATTTTTTCCTTGAGGGAAATATGATTGAAATCTATCAAAATCTGATTTGTCTTTTTCCAAGGCTTTATCCTTATCTTTATCTTTATCTTTATCCATAGCTTTATCCTTAATAGTATTGATACTCTTATGTAAGGGTTGTGTAAGGGTTAGGTAAGGGTTAGGTAAGGGTATAGTAAATTTTATATCACCATTAACACTCTCTTCAACAATTCCAAATTGAATCATAGATTTCAAAGCAGATTTAACCGCTTTGGAATTAGATGTAATAAAATCATTTCCATATTGAAAGAATATAAACTTTGTAATAAACCAGTAGTCCTGATAAATTAGTATTCTATCTTTGAATACTTCAAGTAAATCTTCTTCTGTGATTTTAGTATTACACATCATATTCAATAATGTAATAGACCTTTTACATAGACCAGCGTGATTACAATTATCTAATAACCATAACCAAATTAATCTATAATCATTGTTCAACGAAAGATACCAATCATCTTTCCATTTATCTGTATCTGTAAATCTCTTTGCCATATTAGTTTATATCACTCCAACGAGAATGTGAATGATTAGGTTCTTTCATACCTTTATTTATTTTACATATGTGTGAACTTGTAACAC